CTGCTGCGTTTAAGAATGTTTTTCGTCAGAAAGATCCCACCCGTTTGGCGGGTCAGCGAATTGCTTATGACACCAGCATCAAGAACACTCTCTTCGAAGCAGGTGTGCGGCTGAATCGTGAAGGTGGTCGTCCCGATGCTGTCTTCATCAACCCCGTCAAGTGGGGCGAGTTGGCCAACTCTCTTGAGGATGGCGCAACCACGAAGATTGCAGCTCAGCGGCGTTATGACTCCAGCGACAAGGGAACAACCTTCGGGTTTGCATCCTTGGAGATGGCTAGTCCTGCTGGTTTGCTGAAGATTTACTCTGACCACAACTGCCCAATGAACACGGCTTACATGCTTCAGATGGACACTTGGACACTGAAGACTCTTGGCCAGGCTCCTCGAATCATCGACTTCGATGGAATGAAGGGCCTTCGTGAGGCAAACAGCGATGGCGTAGAGTACCGATGGGGATACTACGGCAACGTTCTCTGTAAAGCACCTGGCTTCAACGCTCGTGTAGCACTGGCATAGGAGATTAGTATGAGTGGACTTAATTCAAGTAACTTTTCGGCTAATGAGGTTAGCATCTGCGGTCGCGTTGCTGCTAATGGCTCCGTGACAGCTGGCCAGGGATTTTCCTGCTCTGTCTCTGGCGCCGTATTCACCCTCTCCTTCAACAAGGACTACGCTTCATGCGTAGCTTGCTTGGTGACGGGGGCTGAAAATGGTGCCATTGGGGGCCTCACCACTGTGACCACTGATTCTGATGGTCGGGTCACTGGCGTAACTATCACGACCGAAGGTCATGATGGCGTCGATGCAGCCAAAGCACACTCCTTCCTGATTATTCTGGAAGAATAGCAAAAAAATATTCGGCGGGAGGGGGCCTGAACAGATGATTTTTGATGTTAATCATTTGCCTCTCCCGCCATCATTCGAGGAGATATAAATGCCTAAAGGTGGTGCGCCTGTTATTTCGCTGATTCTTGGTGGTAAAGGAAAGAAACCTGGTGAAGCGAAGCCTGGTGGAGCTCTGCCCTCAGGAAAGGGGGGCGCGGGGGCAATGAGTCCTGACGCGGGGCTGCTTCCTCCCATCGCCCCTGGTGAAGGTGGTGAAGGTGGCGAGTATGGTGAGGCATTTTCTGAATCTGCTGGAGCGGCTTATGAGGCTGTTCAGGCGGGTGACGCTGGTGGTTTCGAGATGGCTCTCAAGGATGCTATCTTGACTTGTCTTGAAGACCACGGAGTATCTTAATGTCTACGTTGAAGACCCTTATCAACCAGGCTCGTATCAGGGCAGACGCTGTTGGTAATGAGTTCTTCAGCGATTCTGAGATCACAACCTATCTAAATGTCGGCCTGGGGGAGCTCTACGATATTCTGGTTCTCAAATTTGAGGACTACTTTGTAGACTCCACAACAATCTCCCTTGTGAGCGGCCAGTCGGAATACCCCTTTGATAGCGAATCCTGGGGGAACCCCGCTGCAAAGCTCACCAACTTATATAAGTGCCTTGGCGTAGATATGTCAGAGGGTGGAGAGACTGTCAGGTTAAGGCGGTTCTCCCTGAGAGACAGGGCCAAGTATAGCACTGATGGAATTGTTGGCCGTGGCGGGTATGTGAACTATCAGTATCAGCTAAAGGGCAAATCCCTTGCCTTCATCCCTGAGCCCTCAACCACATCGGGTATCACTCTGTGGTATGTCCCATCTTTCTCTCCGCTGAAAGAAGAGTCAGACACTGTTGATTCTAACATTATGTCTAACTGGGAAGAGTATGCTGTTTTGACGGCTGTGTTTAAGATGAAGGAAAAGGAAGAGCTCAGTACATCTGTCCTCAAGGAGGAGCTCGATGGCATTCGGGCAAGAATTGAGGATGCAGCAGCGAATAGAGATGGAGGAGAGTCTATGGAGATTACGGATGAGTACAGTGGTGCCAATCCTATTCTTCGAGGTGTCCCTTGATCAAAGGATACCAGACTCTAGGGGGGCTTGGCTCTTCCCTTGAAAAGATTCAGTCAAATATTGAGGATGCCTTCTCCCCTCTGACAGCGAATCCTCTCATTGATGGTAAGCTGGTTAAGCTAAACATTAAGCCTGGAGAGGACTCTTCCGTCTTCCACGGGCTTAAGCGAGCATTCAATGGCTATATTCCCGTAAAGCTCAGAAAGCTCGACGGCACACCAGTAGCCTTAAGCACTGTTTATGAGGTGGAGAGCTCTGATGAGTCGCTCTACCTTAAGCTGGCAATATCGGGTTCTGATGAATTAACTGCAACTATATGGGTGTTCTAAGTGCCTTTACGAAAAATGAAAGTCAGCATCCCTTTCATGAAGGGTGTCCAGACAAAGGTAGAACATCAGATTCTCCCTTCGGGAGACCTGACTCTCCTTGAGAACGGAGAGTTCAACAAAATAGGCAGTATCGAGAAGCGAAAAGGCTACAGCACCCTGGCGGTAGAGGATGGAAACCTTAAGAAGACTGACCTCATCTCCCACGGCAAAGACTTAATTGCTCGCAATGTCAGCTCTGACCCTAAGAACACTCCCCTAAGCGCAGAGGCCTACTCTTTAGCCAATGGCAGGTTTACGGGCAGGAAGGGAGTCTCCCAAGGCATTGGTTACACCTCCATGCCTGTCTCTGCTGGTTCAAGCTACCGACAAGAGAACCCTCAGGTCGCCTTCAGTGATGATGGCAAATATGCCCTTGTCACCTTTGTGGCTTTGGAGTCTGAGGACGAGTCTACAACCACCAGTCAATCCTCTAATATCCTTGGAAGCCTGACGGGAATTGTAGCTAAGAAGTGTACTCTCATCGACAGAGAGACCAACACTATCATCGCTTCAGACATCCCAATTGGTCGCAATTACGGGCAGGGAGATGTTTCTGCTACTGGGGATTTGAGTTCTGAGGTCTATAAGTACCAGGGCTCTCGAATGAAGCCAGTTTGGAACTCCTGGTTAAAAAAGTTTATCGTCTTTGGGGTAGATGCAAAAACAACTGGAGTAACCGCAACCCCATACGAGCCAACATTTAATATTTATGCGATAGACCCAACAAGAGAACCTATTCAGGTATCTAATCTTGAGGGTGAATATAGCTTAACTGCTACTTATGGCACAGAGGCCGCCTTGCCGAGTGGCTGGTCCATTCCAAACAAGCTCAACTCTTCATTCCCTTACGGGCCAGACAAGGAAAACCACTATGGTTTCTCCTTTGATGTCTGCAAGCATGAAGCTGAGGATAAGTTTTGGGTGCTCGCCACTCTTTTTGATGGGACAAATGCCAAAGTTGAGCTTCATCAGGAGACTGTTCAGCAAGTAACATCTCCAATAGTGGCCCTGACAGATCCTGAAGAGAGTCACAACGTAACCAATGCCCTGACAGCCTCTTACGCATACATGGAGAACGTCCTTTATAGGGCGAGCAACGGAGATATTTATTACGCATTTCTTGGGGATAGTGCTGAGACTATAGATGTTTATAGGTACACACCAGACACAGGCGTTTCCACGCTTATAGACATGGACCCCGCTAGTGGAAGTGCCGCAGGGTATCCTTTGGATGCTGGCTCTCCTCGCTATGGGTTTTATCGAGGGTTCTTCGTTGAGACAGATAAGCCAAGAGTCCCTGGTGCTGATGTTGATGTTGATTTTTACCTGACTCAAGTGCCAATGCACAGCCCTGAGGAGGGGGTCCAGTCGGGAACGGGGGGAAGCTATCAGGGGGAATCTCAATCAGGAAATACTCTCTATCGAAACAGCACCACTCCCCACAAAAATAAGACTCTTGTCTTTGAGTCTCTTTCCAACACTATGGCCGCAGGGAATGTAAATGTCCCAGTGGAGAAGATGGTCTATAAGCCAGCCCTCTTTGCATTTGGTCATACTGAGGGAAGCTCCCCAAAGGGGCCAACAACGATTGGCGCTTATCCCTACGACATCTTCAGTGTGTCTGACAGGGCTTCGGCCAATGAGCTAAACACCATAGAGCTCTTCACCACCGACTTGAGTGATACTATCTTCTCAGGGGGATACGCTCAGCAAGGAGGGCATGACCCGATAAGCAGAGACCATTTGGGGGTAGCTGCTTTTGACCCCTCCCACACCCGAGAGGCTCTTAAGGTCGCTGACTACTCCGGGCCGACAGAGAACCTCGTCGGTAAGGCTTTGGCCCTGCCTGTTGTTACCAACTTCAACGCCCAGGGCGATAAGCTCATCGCCAACTCCGTTATTCACCTGTTTGACTTCCGCAAGTATGGAGCCGCAAAGACCAGGCCCTCTGCATCCTCAGCAGTGTTGAATGATATTCTCTATGTTGCTGACGACGGGCTCTTCTCCTATGACGGAGATAAATTTTGGAATCACGGCATCCTTGATAAGCCATCAATCTTCATTAATCAGTCAAGCCCCTTTGGCGGAGGGATGACTAATAACGCAACTTACTCTTACAAGGCTGTTTATGAGTGGGAGGATGCAAAGGGGAACCTTCACCAGGGAGCTCCTTCAGGAATTGCATTTTACACCACCCCGGAAAACGGAAGCACTCAGACCCGAGTTGACTACTTCGCCACTGCTCAAGTTGTTGGCTATGAGGGAGTCATTGGCCAAGAGTCTAAGCGAGACATGAATCTTGCTGTTTACAGGACTTCTGCCAATGGGAGCCTGATGACCCTTAACAAGGCCACTCCCTTCTCTGGTAGAAGTTTTTACTATAACGATGAGAAGTCCGATGCGGAGAACGCCATTGGAAGACTCCTCTACACTGACACCGGGGAGCTGGAGAACACTCCTCCTCCTTCGCCTTCTGTATATGTTGTTGCACACAAGAATCGACTCTTCACTATTGGAAAAGATGGACTGATTTATTTCAGCAAGCTCTCGGTGACTGGCTTTGGGTTGGGCTTTCATCCTGGGTTTGTTGTTAAGACACCGGACAGAATATCAGACCCGCCCATGGCGTTGGGCTCTATGGATGGCTTGTTATATATCTTCACGAAGAACACAATTTATTATCTTGGTGGAGAAGGTCCAGACAACACTGGGTCTGGGTCCTTTTATGAGCCAAAGCGGGTTCCTTCTTCTGTCGGTGCAATAGAGAGGAGTCCGGTTCTCTCCATCGAGTCTGGGCTCCTCTTTGTTTCTCCTAAGGGCATCTATCTTCTCGACCGAGAGCAGAAGATTCAATACATCGGAGCTCCTGTCGAAGACCTGATTGGTGACAGCACAATTAAGGATATGATTATCGACCAGGAGAAGGAGACCGTCTACTTACAGACTGACTCTTCCAGCTCTCAGGCCCTGGCTTATGATTATCGCATGAACCAGTGGTCCTCTGTGGTTCTCCCTAGTGGAAAGCCAATAGATAGCATTGCTCTCTGGCGTGATAAGATCAGATTCTCCTCTGATGGAAAGCTCTGGTCTGAAAGCTCTGCCCTCAGGAAAGATGGGGATGAATACATTCCCTTAAAGATGAAGACAGCATGGATTAAGCTACCAGGGCGAACAGGTGCCACCGAAGCATCGAATCAGGGCTATCAGAGAGCATATAACTTCCAGGTCCTTGGCACCTCGAAAGATGCTCATGGCCTGAAGATCTCTGTAAGATACGATTACGATAATGATTCAGCTCCTGATGTTTATAGCTTTGAGACTACGGATGCAGAAGAGGCCAAGCTTCAGTTCAAGGGTCATCTCAAGAAGCAGAAGTGTCAGGCCATTCAGTTTGAGATTGAGGATTATGAAATCAATCAAACTCAGACAGGGGCTGGCTACTCAATTACTGAGATTGTTCTTGAGCTTGGCTACAAGGCAGACCAGTACAAGAATGGCGTAATGAGAATACCAGCACATCTAACGAGCACGAGTACCATCCATTAGGAGACCTTGATGGCTAAAGAGAAGATTCCAGAAAGCACACGAACCCCACCGGAGAGGCCAGACATTTATGGGGTTCAGACCCCAATGGTGCAGCCTTACCAGCAAAATAGGCAAGCGCAAGATCAGATTGGCAGGGTTCAGGGAATGCGAGCAGCTCAGGCTGGTGCCAACCGGGATGTTGCCCAGGGGGACCTTGGCCACATGGCTTCTGCCCGAGACCTGTATCGAGGGATTGCTACGGGTGAAACTCCTGGTGCGGCCCAGGGTATCCTTGACCAGGCAAGGAGAGGGGCTCTTGCTGGACAGGCCAGTGGTCGTGGTGGAGCTGGCTTGGCTCAGATGGGCGCTACACGGGCTATGGGTGATGCTTCGATGGCTGCTATCCCTCAGATCATGCAAGAGCGTCAGGCGGCATTACAGGGCTATGCTGGAGTCTCTAAGGATATTGGGGAGCTTGGTCTTGGCAGGGCTAAGATGATCAACGAGATGCGAGAGATGCAAGCTGGTCGGGATGACCGTATGCGAGCAGACATGGAGCAAATCGCTGGAGCCTTGATTTCCAAGGGGATGGACCAGGAAACAGCGTGGATGCAGGCAAGTGCGCAGGCAAGAATAAATGAGCAAAATCTGATGACCACCATGTATGGCACAGATGTTCAGTCTGCCACTCAGAGAGCAATTGCTGAGCGTCAAGAGGCTGGTCTCATGGATGACTCCAATTGGTTT